GCGATGTTTAAGAAGGCTATCGTCAGAATGGTCCCACAAGCGCTTGGGAGGGACATTAACAGGGTTCTGATGGTTCTGCAGGGTGATAAACAGAAAACAGGTAAATCAACCTTTATACGCTTCCTAAACCCCTTCCAGCACCATTACTACACGGAAGCTAAGATCACCGGGAACGAGAAGGATGTTTCGATCAGGCTTACAGAGAACTTTATCTACAACATCGAAGAACTGGAAGGCATACACCGCAAGGAAATGGGGTTCATAAAATCTATGCTATCCACCCAATACTGTAAAGATCGCCGCCCCCATGCCGTCTATGAGATCGGCAGGACCCGCCGCGTCAACTTTTGGGGAAGCACGAACCCACGCGAAATCCTTCAGGACACAGAGAACACCCGCTGGCTGATATTCCCGGTGAAAGGTATCGATTGGGGGTATAAACAACTCATCGACATTAATAAGGTCTGGGCACAGGCTTACCACCTCTATAAATCAGAGCAGTTCAACTACGACCTCACAGAAAAAGAAGCGGCTTACCAGGCCGCCAGCAACGAAGAATTCGGAACCGTGAAGCCGGAGGAAGAACTAATCGCCCAATGGTTCATCCCTGGTAAAGAAGACGAGCATTTCATGACGGCGACACAAATTTGCCATGAATTGTCCAGAGTTTATGACCGAATAAGACTTAGCCCGTTCGCCGTCGGCCGGGCGATGAAAAAAATATTTAACATGAAACCGGTGGCGAAACGAGATACCACCGGCCAGGTCATCCGGGGCTATTACCTGATAAGTAAGCTGCCACCGCGAAGTTAGTTTGTTGCGAGTGTTGCGAGTGTTGCAACCACTTTTTAAACTTCTAGAGAATATATAGAATGCGTACTATATACACTAAGCCAACTTATAAAAAAACATGTGTTTTCTCTAACAACACTAACAACATATATATAAAATATTGATTACTACTACTATATAGTGTTGTTAGATATATATTTACTTCTAACAACAACTAACAACACTAACAACAGATTAGTAATATTTACTAAATAGTAACTGAAAAAAAGTAACTGGAAAATGACGAGATGGTTTTTGAAATGCAAAAAGACTGCTCGACAAAAGTGAAATCCTTAGTAATATTTACTAAAAAGTGGATAAATATTTAAATTGTAACTTTATTGCAAAATACAACGAGCAACACAGATGCCATTCGTTAAAGGTAAATCCGGTAACCCAAAAGGCCGGGCATTAGGAAAACCAAATCACTTCACCAACTCGGTGCGCGATACTGTCCTGGAAGTATTTAAGATGGCGCAGGAAGACCCCGAACTATGCCTCCTTCAATTCCTTCGTGATAACCCTCGCGACTTCTATGCGCTGGCTGGGAAGCTGGTGCCCACTGCTATAAACGCTGAAATACGAACCCCTGATGGAATTAAAATCGAATTCATCTCTGCAGATGACTGCAAACCAATCGGCAACATACCGGAGCCAGAAGGTCAGACAGATCGAGTACACCCCCGTATTCTGGGCGAACAAACAGGCCTATGATGAACACGCTTACCGCGTGATCAGCAACCAGGGGTCTACCCGGTCGTCGAAGACGTATTCCTTATGCCAGCTGATGGTGGTGCTGGCGCTGACATCGACCCGGTCGATTAGTATGGTCAGCCCTTCACTGCCACACCTAAAGAAGGGCAGCCGCCGTGACTTCCTTGAAATACTGAATACGCTTGGCATCTACGACGATAGGAACTTCAACATGACAGACCAGATATATACCTTCCCGGAAACGGGTAGTTACGTCGAATTCTTCGGCGCTGAAGATGCTGGCAAGGTGCGCGGACCTGGTCGAGACATCCTTTATATTAACGAAGCGAACCTACTGCATCACGGAATTTATACACAGCTGGCCCTTCGGACGAAGGAAACAATATTCATCGACTTCAATCCTGCAGATGACTTTTCGTGGGTGTATGATGTAAGCGATAAGCCAGGTAATAAGCTGATCATTTCTAACTATACCAACAACCTGAAATTCCTTACGCGAGAACAGATAGAAGAAATAGAATCGCTACGGGATGCGGACCCCAATCTCTGGAAGGTGTTCGGCCTCGGCCAGCGTGGTACTTCTGCCGAAACGATATGGACACATTGGAAGCAGTGTGCCGAACTGCCAACAATGGGAGAAACATTCTACGGACAGGATTTCGGGTATAACGTGCAGTCAGGTCTGGTGGAATGCCGATGGAATAACGGGAAGATATATGCACGGCAGCTGATATATGAAACGAAACTCACTACCGCTGACTTGATTGAGCGATACAAGGACCTCGGCATCCCCAAGCGTGCAGAGATATTCTGTGATGCCGCCGAGCCGAAGACGATTGACGAGATACACCGCGCGGGCTATAATGCGAAGTCTGCCGATAAGGATGTGCTGGAAGGCATCAGGAAGGTGAAGTCGGTGCCGCTATACATCACTGCCGATTCTACTGATCTGATAAAAGAAATCAGAAACTACCGCTGGAAGATCGATAAAAACGACAAGGTACTCGACGAGCCGGTGAAGTTCGCTGATCATCTCTGTGATTCGCTTCGTTATGCCATCTTCACGAAGCTAAAGAAGCCGCGCATGAATTGGATACCCGAATAATCCTTATTTTTATACCTATATGCTAAATCCATAACATGGGCCTCGCCAACTTCCTGCTCAAAATGGTGCCCGCACCTTTGCGGTCCATGTTCACCCGCCAACCTCAATACGATTCTTCCACGATTGGATGGATACCCAGCTACCCGGTACTGAATCAGACGGCATACGTGAATGCTTATGTGACTAACGCCAGTGTCTACACGGTGACGAGCCTGATGGCGAAGAAGTTCGCCCAGCTGCCGCGGTATCTGTGCGAGGTCGACGAGCAGGCCAGCGCTGCCAAGTATAAACTTGCCATGAAGCTGAACCCTGGCATGCGCCACCAGAAGCTGATGAAGATCAGGGATAAGGCATTCAAGGAGCAGGTGATCACGCAGAACGACCAGACCCGGCGCATCATGAACCTGCTGAATAATCCCAATCCCTATATGGGGCAGGATAGTTTCTATGCGTTGCTATATACTTATAAGAAACTCACAGGAAACTCATATGTGTGGCTGAACAGAGGTGCCAGCAGCGATGGCATCACTGGCGATGCGCGGAAGAACCTGGAAGTGTTGGAAATGTATATCCTTCCCTCGAACTATATGAGTATGACGGTGGACCGGTCGGCCTTATTCGGCAGGATCGTGAACTACGTGATGCTCGACCAGGGGCAGAAGGTTTTCTTCCAGCCTGAAGATGTGATCCACTGGAAAGACCCGAACCCGCAGTGGGACGGCTATCAGTTCACGCAGTTTTATGGTGTCAGTCCTTTACAGCCGGGGATGCCGCTGATCATACAGGATCAGGCGGGCAGGGATGCGATGGTGGCGATGTTCCAGCATGGCGGTGCGCGTGGTATCCTTTACCAGGAATCAGCGGCGAACGATGCGGGCTATGAAGAAACACCAGAGCAGGCGGCGGCACGGAAGTCGGCGATAGATACGAAGATTAACAACAAAAGCCAGAAGTCTACAATCGTATCCTTAATGGGGAAATGGGGTTATGCGGCGCTAGGCCAGACGGCGGTCGATATGGAGTTGATTAATGCGATGGATAAAGTATTCCAGCGCATTTGTAATTTATTAGGGTGCAATCCGCAGATATTTCAATCCGATAGTACCTTTAACAATGTAGAGCAGGCAAGGAAGGACCTTATGACGAACGCTATTATCCCGGATGCATGCAGCTACCGTGATGAGGAGAACCGGGTGCTGCTGCAGGCGTTTAAACTGGATAAAACTAAATACCTTATTGATGTGGATTGCAGTGATGTGCCGGAACTGCAGGATGACATCGAAAAACTTACGAAGACCGTGACGGGGAACTTTACTTTGACGCTGAACGAGATGAGGGAAGAACTAGGGTTCGCCCGGCTGCCCGATCCAAATATGGACCAGGTATATATTTTATCAAATTTAATGTTATTGGAAGATGCAGCAGTCCCCACCGCCCAGCTTTCACTTGACGCACTCGCAGGAGGAGGAGTTGCTGATGGTAGTGGAAGCGATGGCACTCCTGGAAGTGGAGCAGGTAATGCCCCTAAGAATACACGGTCCATCGTGCTGGCGAAGGAGGTTGCTGAAAGATGGGATGGCCAACGTGTTAGCGCTTAATATACGAAGATACTTTTCAGAGCATGGCAATATCGACGAGTTCAAAGCAGCGTTATCTGCGGGCACAGAAGCAGCTTCAAAATAGGCTGATGAATAAGCACCTCGGCCCGGTATTCAACTCCCTGGCGCTCGATCTGAATAAATATTCCAATTATGTTTATGAACATGGCATCGAGCAGGCGCTTAACTACGCCGCCACGCCGCATATAAATCCAACTATCGGGCCGGTGGTCAGCAGGCTTTATGAAGATGCCGCCCGGATGGCATACCCACAGACGAGAATCATGAAGGGGTCTGTGATCCCGATCTTCGGCTTCGTCAGGAACGTGCTGCAATATTTCCGTGATCATTTATTAAGCAACGTTGTGGTGCCGATCAGTAACACCACGCGCAAACATGTTGAGGTGGCGCTGCGTGATGCTATCACTAACGGGTGGGGTGTTGATAAGACGGTGCGTGAGATAAAGAACACGCCTCTGACGCGCAGGCATGCGAAGACGATCGTCAGGACCGAATCGGTGAGGGCGATGAACTACGCGCAGCTGCTGGCGGCTGACGATGATAAGTACCAAGTAGAAAAGACATGGCTGGCGGTAGAAGACGGCCGCACGCGCGTGACGCACGGACACCAGGGGGTAGACGGCGAAGTGCGCGACCTTTACGACACCTTCAGCAATGGATTGTTACATCCCGGCGACCCGGAAGGATCGGCGGCCGAAGTGATCAACTGCCGCTGTACGATGGCATATACACTGAAGCGCACACTGAACGGGCGGCCGGTGCCGAAACGGCCGGAAGATTGGGCGGCGGCAGATGCGTTCGGTGCGCGAGTTAATCAATAATATACTAATTTCATCTTATGATTCTGTCCTATAAATCCCTGCCGACATCAACTAAGGACGTAGACACGAAGGCCCGCATGGTGCGCGTGGTGCTGTCCCAAATGGGTAATATCGACCTCGATAACGATGTGATCGATCACGGTGCCTTCGATAAGACGATCATGGAACGCGGGCCGAAGGGTGCCGATCTAATCTATCATCTGGCTGATCACTACCCGAGCCTGAAGTATGCCATCGGCAAGTTCAGCGACTTATCTGTGAACGGTGGCCAGCTGATTGGGACGACGATCGTGCCGAATACTACATGGGGCAGCGATGCACTGGAAATGTATAGTTCCGGCATGATAAACCAGCATTCGATCGGGTTCATGACGATGAAAGCAGAGGTGAGCCAGGACGCCAAGACGCCGCGGGTAATAAAGGAGGTAAAGCTATACGAGGGCAGTGCGGTGCTGTGGGGTGCGAACCCGCTCACGCCGACACTGGAAGCGCATAAAAGCGCTATGCAGAGTGCCGACGAAGTGGCTTCTGAAATGGACCTTTATATCCGGGCATCGAAGAACGGGAAGCTATCAGATGAGATGCTGACGATGCTCGAAATACGTATCTTACAACTGAAAGATAAACACGAACAACTGCTCACAACTACACAGAAGACCACTGAAGCCGAGGCCACGGTCCCACTTCAGCCGGTCAGTAATAGGGGGAAAGCGTTCGCCAGACAGCTTTTAATTGCCTCACTTAATTTTTAATTACACAATGAAACAAACCTACTTCGGGTTCCAGCATGGTCATGCTGTGAAACTCACAAGCCGCCGTTTCCCGCAGCGTGAATTCGCTTCTGCGGCATACAAATCCGATGGCAAGGAAGAAAAGAATGATGACGACGACGATGATGCCGATGTGCAGGCCGCCGTTAAGGAAATAAAGAAATCCGTAAAGGAATATAAAGAAGAAGTGATCGCTAAAGCCTTCGCCGAAGTTGAGAAACTGAAAGCAGAAGGAAAGACCATTTCCGACGACCTGAAGACCCAGCTGGAAGCCTTAAAGGTGACTGTGCTGGATGTTGAAGGGAAAGTTATCAACATGGATGCTAAGAAAGAGCGCCAGACTAAGATCGTCACGAAACAGCAGTTTGAAATCGGAATTTCGAACACGATGATCACGGAACTAGAGAAGCACAAGGACGAACTGATGGAACTGTCAAAACAGACTTCGAAAGAAGCGTTAAAGGGACGGTTCTCATTGGAAGAAAAGGTAAACGTGGTAACATCAGGAAGCCTTTCTGGTGTGGCTTACAATACCATTCTCGACTGGCGTCCAGGTATGGAGCCTGTGGGGCAGATTCATGTGCGCGACCTGGTTCGTACTATCCAGAGTGAATTCGATACCGTGCATTATCCACGCGCGAACACGCCGATCGGTCTGGGTTCCGCTGGCCAGCAGGTCAATGAAACCGATACGAAGGCGCAGGTGGATCGTGGTTATACCATGATTGACTTAACGCTGAAAGCGAACGCCGCTTATATCATCGTTTCCCGTCCGTCCCTTCGCAATATACCGTTCCTGGGTACTTGGTTACCGGTTTCAATGCTCGAACAGCTACAGGATTACGAAGATGCTTCATTCAGCCAGACAATTGTCGGCGCCGCTACCGGTAGCACTACCGGCCTGATTGCGCCGCCTACGGGCCTGAATGCTGATAACCTGATCAAGATGGTGAAGAACCTGTATAAAGCCAAATATAAGGCGACGGCGATTGCGGTCGATCCTGATGTCTGGGCTGCGCTGCTGACTTATAAAGCCAGCACGTCCGGGGAATACACTATTCCGATCGGCACTGTGAATATCTCGCCTACTGGTGTGGTGTTCCTGCTCGGTATCCCGGTCTATCCAGTGAACTGGCTGACTGGTGGCCGTGCGATTGTGGCCGACTGGACTAAGATCGCCATCGTGGAATCAGAAGGGCTGACATGGAGAAT